GCGAGCTCACATCGATCGTTACGCGATACGGAATTTCGAGGCCAGTTTCTTTCCCCTTATATTTGTGCTCGAAGCCCGGTATGTCGAGCTCACAATAAATCTCATAGATCTCCCGGTCGCGATCGTCCGGGTTCATCGAATCAATCGAGATACCTTGAACGTCTGCCTTCTGGCGTTGCACCTCATCGGCCTGATATTGATTTGGCGTTGTCAGATCAATGTCGCGATAAACGCCAAGGATCTGCAATCTGCGCACAGTTGACGGGCGCATGAAGACGCGATGCGTTATGCGCTTTGCGTCGTCTAGCGTCGTCGCCGCATTGTTAACGATCAAGTCATCAGCATCGACCGTCTCGCTTACAGGTCTGCCGCGCAATGGGCAGAAGTAAACTTTTTTGAAGGCCGTGCCGCCAAAGCCAAGCATGAAAAGCATGCGGTCAGTATCAGGATAATATTCTTTGGCTACCGCCGTCAGATACTGATTAAGATCGTTCTCCAACGCATCAGCAAGCTGTTGCTGCTCTGGCGAATCTTTATCCGCATCATCGCGAACCTTCACAGGACCGTCAGTTGGAAGCAACTCGCTGCGCGCATTGGCTTGGAAGCGGAGCACCGCTTCAAGTAGCAATGGATGGCGAACGCGGCTCATGCCTTCAACAGGCGCACCGTCAACGGCGCCCTGCAAACCTGGTATCTCAACCTTCAAGCCCAAAAGCTTCATGCCTTGGGCGCGGTCTTCAATCCAATCCTGCCTGCTATCTAAGTCATCGCGAACGCCGCGAAGCAGATCTTCTGCAATGCGGCCAAGCGTTGCTTGGTCTATGTCTTCAACGAGATTGCCAAACCACTCTTCTGCGCGAGCGGCATCTGAATCGCCATCAAGCGAACGGCCATCAAGCGATACCGTGATGGAGCCGTCATCATGCTCAATCGTTAAGATCTTGCCGCTCTCATCAGTCTTTGGCTTGTCCGGCCCCTCTTCAATCTCAACCATCAGATCTTCAGCGGCGCCAAGCCCTGCCGGTGCTTGCTGCTCTTGACGAATATTGTAGGGCAAGCCCGGCGTCATCGGCATGATCAATCAATCCTTACTGTGGTGGCCCAATCATTAGCCATAATGTCATCAACCGTTGGCTCCCAAGGAACCATCGCGCCATCAGCCAATCGTTTATTGATGTTATAATCATCACCTGGGACGGGAGGATCTCTGACGACGTAAACGGCTGGATTACCCCAAGCCTCGCGCGTCATTGGCTGACCCCACTTGATCAGGTCAAGAGCCTGCGAAAAATTCATTCGCTTTCCTCATTTTTGTCTGCAATCAGCTTGCCAATTTCTTCAACGAAACGGTCGAGACCTTCGCGCGCGGCCATATTATCATCTCGCGCAGTTATTTCATAGATACGCACATAATCGTGCGGTTCCTTGCCCCAGACTTCTACTTTGAACTTTCCCAAGCCTTTGCCGTGGGCTGGCGGCGCGTCGATAATATCGACCGTCGCATTGCATAAAATGCGCATTGTCTTTCCTATTAAACGGGATAGAGCGGCTCCGGCGGAGCGCCTTGATGTAATCTACTTTGATCAAGGTCCGCCGTCCATTCAGCATTGCGCACGAGAAGGCCAAGATCGCGCAAATGCTTTAGCGCCATGCTTGTGGTGTCTACTAAGTCATCGTGCTTGCCCTTCGGGAAGACCGCCAGCTGATTGATGACCATTTCAGACCACGATCGCTTTGGCGCGCAGATCAGTCCTTCAGCAAAGAGATGCTGGATCGAATAGAGGCGCGCAAGCTTGTCTTGTCCCTTGGGATCGATCAGCTGAACGCCGAAGTCTTCATGGCCGTATAGCCGGCGCATCTCCTGGGCGATGCTGATACCAGAAGCTTTGTTCTCGATCAGCAGCTTGTGGACGCCGTAATCATACATCGTCTCTTGAACTTTCTGAACAAGATCGTGGAACTCTAGGCGCTCTGCCCACGCATACATGAGCATGACCTTGGGGTGCTCTTGCGTGTAGGTTCGCTCAACAGCGGCCATCATCTCGCCGTCAGATGTGATCGATCGAGTTATTTGCGCGGTCTGATCGCCTCCAGACCAAACGCCCCAAACGGTCATGGCGGATGGATCGTTCTCAGCCTTGGTCGTATAGGCGCCATCGACGGCAGCAATGATGAAATCAAAAGGAGGATAAGAAGCGCGCTTCCATTCCGGTATCCATTCGCGCTTGATAACGCCGCCAGTTCTAGGACTTGGCAATTGCTGGAATTGAGCAGCTGCCGCCCACGGCCCCATGATGAGCTCATCGCGCGCAACAACCTCTTCTGGAAAGCGATCGGGGAAAAGGAGCTCTCCCTCCTGCTTGCGTGGATCTTCAAGGCCAAGAAGCGATGGCTGCGCCCTGGAAGGGTCATAGCGCATGGGCAGCATCAGGTAATCGTATGGCAAATCCCGGTCCAAGATACTGCCGATGATGTCGTCTTCAGCCAGCCTTTGCTGGATAACCACGATGGCTGACTGCTTTGGATTAACGAGCCGCGTCGGGATTGCCTCGAAGAACTGTTGATTCGTAGTATCTTTGATTTGTTGAGAAGCGGCGTCAGAGACCGACAAGAGATCATCAGCAATAACCCGATCTGCACGGGCGCCGGTTATTGAGTTGATGGCGCAGCATTGGCGAAAGCCAGTAAATAGATTCTCAAATTTCTGCTTCTGATTCTGATCTTTCGCGAGAGGCACCGGCCATCGCTTTTGATACCAATCTGATTCGATCAGCCGGCGCATTTTGAGACCGTCGCGAATTGCAAGCTCTTGGCTATGCGATACGCAAATATACCGCATGTGCGGAAGCTTACATGGCCCCCACTCGAAAGCCGGCCAGAAGACGTTAACCATAAGCGATTTCATAGCGCCCGGAGGCACGGCAATCATTAGCCGGTTATACGGGGAGCCATCCTCAAACTCTTCTTCAAACGTAACGGCCATCAATGATTCGGCAATGTAATCGATGTGCCAGCCATGGACATATTCGGCGCCAGGTTCGATGACATGCCAGGCGCGCCTAATGAACTCAACGAGATTGCCGTCGCAAGCTTCTCGATCGTCGGAGATACTGAGGCGCTCTAAAAGATCATCAGGATCTTCGCCCATGAATATGTCATTGGGCGAGACATGCTTATTCATCGCATTCCCCTCAATGCGTCGTCTTCTGCGACCAGCATGTGTTACCGTCTTGCTCTGCCTGCTCCATACTGGAGACGACAACCATCATGACGACGGCGAGCGCCTGATCTGCGCTCTTGCGGCTCAGAAAGCCTTCTGAAATCACAAAAGCAAGAACAGCAGCTAAAGCTTGCAAAGCCTCCATTGGATCGTTGGCAACTTCGTCAACGGAGCCAAGCATCTTATTCGCAAGATCCTCAATGCGCTCCCTGGCATCAGGCGCCAGATCGTTGTGAGGATCGCTGATGTTAAACATTAGCTGCTCATTTCGATGCAGCCTTGGCCGCCATGATAAGATCGCGCAAGGCGTTGCGCTGCTCCGCCGACAGTGCGTCAGTGTCAACTTTGGTCTGCACCTGGACCGCGCCGCCATTGGCGCCGGTGAGCTCAGTCACCTGCTTTTCGGTATAATCATCGCGGAACCTGGACGCCACGCTTTTGAGCCAAAGCTGCGCGTTGAAGTTCCGGTTATCCATGTTTTGCTGGGCCGCATTCTCCCACCAAGTCTGCGAATGCGCCTTGGCGCGCGCGAGTGCGGTGGAGAAATCTTCGTGAGCGGCCGCCCAATCAAAGATCGACGCCTTATCAACATCGAAGTGTGAAGCCATCTGCGCAATACTTTTACCTAGCTTGCCAAGCTCAATTATTTGCTCGCAATACTCAGGTTTATATTTCGATGGCCTTCCGACAGGCCGCTTTACTTTGGCCGTTTCACTCATGTCCAAACCCTAAGTTGAGGCGACTATATCACAAGCCGCCTCAATTGTTTACTTTAAATAAAATCGTCCTCTTCAACGACTACCGCCGCTTTATTTGTGGCAGATCTTATCGCGGCTGCTCCCAAGGGGGTCGTCGCCAGCATCCCCAGAGCATCCATATAAGTCGCGAGAATAGCTTGCTCCTCTGCGCGCTTCTGGGCGTCTTGCTTTCTGAGGGCGACAACCTTTTTGATAATCTTTGGATCAAACCCATTACTTTTGGCCTCTGCATAAACCTCTTTGATGTCTTCCGCGATTGCCGCCTTTTCCTCTTCGAGCTTCTCAATTCGCTCAACAAGGGCCTTAATTTGGTTATTTGTCATCAATATCTCCATTTATCTGTTTGCATATATATTCAGCAAACAAGCGGCAATAGTCGCATGTTTGCTCGCATCGATCGTCTGAGATTGCGCCTGCGAAGTTATTATTTTCATCAATCTCAATGTTAAATTTACAAATCGCAGTAGCGACAATATCTCTTAATTCGTTTTTCATTGCAAGGCGTCCTTTTTTTAGAAAATGAATTATTTTTCAAAAAACAGCAAATAATGAGTGGGAGGGGGTTTACATCGGAAGTTTCTTCCGCTATAGGTATGAACATTGAAATTGAGATTGATGGAGAGACAAAATGGAATACTTCTTCTACTCAGATAAAGCAGCCCGTCACTTCCTTATTCGTCATGATGTTCCATGTGGAGCGTCACTTGTTCAGTTAGATACGGGAATGTGGAAACTTCTTATCAACTTAGATTAATGGCTGGGGCTTCGGCCCCTACCACCCCTTAACTTTATGGAGATTGATATGGCTACTGCAACATCCTACCTCTACATGATGGATACCGATTGGGTTGTCACGATCGAATATAAAATCACATCACATGGTGCGGCTGCTACCTACTGGGACCCAGCGGAAGACGTAGAATGGGATATTGAGAAGATCTGGATTAGCCAAGACTTAGGCAGCAAGATTATTCGCCCAGAGTTTGAGTTGACGGGCGCCATGTTCGATTTGGTCGCTGATCTTGCAGTTGTCCAAGACGACATCATGCAACACATCAACGATAGCTGTGATGATGATGAGCCAGACTATGACGACTACCGCGAGCGTGAATATCAGCGCGACGATTATTCTTGGGCAGTAGACTGAGGGGCGTTAGCCCCTCCTACCTCTAACCTTATGGAGATTGAAATGTATGTAATCGAATCACACAATGGCTATCGCGTTTTACATGATTACACAAAAGGAGAGATAGACAGCTGGATGGCTATTTATCGCGACGATCCAGTAAGAACCTTCAAAATAGTTTCTGGTCAAATAGCCCACAAATGGGTGCGCGATGGCGGCCTTCATACGACGGGTCTTTATGTTGATGGAAATTTTATCAGAAAAGCAAAATCTTTAAATTAGGCGCTTGACATCGGAAGTTTCTTCCGGTATATGTATCATCATTGAAATTGAGATTGACGGAGAAACAAAATGGCTTGGGAACTTGTAAAACCACTAACCGCTGACTTCTTGGCGGGCCACACCGTAGAGATCAAAGCTGGCAAGGGCCACGAGTATTCTATCGGCACAAGCGTTGAGAGCGTCGATGGCCGCGTCAGAGATGGCCGCATCTATGTGTTCGCGCGTAATCGCACTCAGGCTGCCGCAGCCGCTCGCCGCAATGGCTTCCCGGTCCATGACGTCAACATGATCGGCTGATTCGTTTTTAACCTTATGGAGATTGATATGAACCGCCAGGACATAGCCCTCATCGAGCATGAAATCGTTTTTACGATAATCCAAAACGCTTTGGATCTTGGATACACGGTTAGCCACACTAACGGGGAAGAGATAACCTGTATCGCCGCGCCAGATGACAATCGCGCTATCAATTTCAAGCGCATGATGAAAGAGATCCGTCAGTGTGACGAAGAGTATTTAACCTTTAAAGACTCAAAAAATATGCGCATCGGCATGGTTTATCTGGTCTACGGCAACGATGGCCATGATGTCATCTGCGACCACACAGTCAACGACGAAATGACCCGCATTCTATCACGCGCAAATGCTTTAGCTGAATCATTCGCTTAACCTTATGGAGATTGATATGCGCGCATACCCAGAATTTAGATTGCAGATTCTGCATGATGGCAAATGGCTTATGATAACGGCAGCGTGGGAGCTATCCGCATTAGATGCTCAAATAGATATTTATAAAAATAAATCTCAGGTTTTTCGAGTGCAGCGTTTAATAAACGGGCGTTATAAAAATTTTTAAAAAATATTTTAAAGGCGCTTGACATCGGAAGAAACTTCCGATATACATATCATCATTGAGATTGAGATTGAAACGGAGAACTAAAATGAGCGTATGGAAAAGCAACCCAGAATTGATGGCCAGACTCGGCAAAGCTCAAAATCATCCAGCAAACATCAATCAGGACATCATGACATTCTGCGCTTTCTTTAACACTGTGGAAGAATTAGAGCGCCATGTTCGTTGCTATGAAGAGCGCGCCGCAAACTATGTTGCGCCAAAGCGCCGCAGCCGCAAGGCAGCCTGATCAAAGGGGCTTCGGCCCCTAACATCCCTAACCTTATGGAGATTGATATGCTTTCAGTATACGACATGAACCCAGGGCAGATCCGCGCAGCTTTCGGCAAATGCGCCGAATCATTTCACAAGCAAATGGGTCTTCGCAAGATTCGCGATTACAAGCTTTTTATCACACGCAATGCAGAGCATGCTGAAAAGCTTCTAGCTGACGCCCGTCACCATCTAGCCTATGCGAGGGCCTACAAGTGATGTTTATTGGCAATTATGCTTCTGGCGAGAAACATCCTCACAGCAAGCTATCTGCGCAAGACGTTAAAGATATACGCCGGCAGTATGACGCCGGCGCCGTAACCTATCGAGAGTTGGCGCAGCAATATGGCGTTGGCTGCTCAACCATATCTGACATCTTAAACCATAAAACCTGGCGGAGCATTACAAATGAAAATTAACACTTACTATGAGGACTTCACTCGCGAATGGGTTGCCTATTACGACGACGATGAACCAGATGATGACGGCCGCATGGATCGTGGTTTTGGAAGCACAGAAGAAGAAGCCATTGTTGAGCTCAAAGAAATGTATCCACGGGGAGAAGAATAAAAAAATAAAAAAAGTTTCAGAAGGCAGTTGACAGCGGAAGTTTCTTCCGGTATACCTATCATCATTGAAATTGACTTAGACATGGAGATACAAAATGACGCTTTCCAACTTAGCTCCTCTCGCTGACGCTTACGCTCTTCTCAAAGACCAAGAGAAGCAAATCAAGGCTCGTGTAGAGGCAGCCAAAAAGGAGATCCTTGCTACTGGCGCCAAGCAAATCGACGGTGACGTTTGCTCCGTTATCGTTGACACTAAGAAGGGCGCCAAGACCCTCAACAAGGACGCAGTCACCAAGTTGCTTCTGGAGCTTGGCGCTACCGCAGAGCAAGTCGAAAGCTGCTTCAATTATGGCGAAGAGACCAAGGCGCTTCGCGTCACGGCTAACCTCAAAGCCGTAGCATAATGCGCTTCTGGCTTTACTTCATTTTAACCTCCCTCACCGTAGCAACGGTGGGGGTAGGTTCCGCAATGACCCTTGTTTGGTATTTCTTTGGAGATTGATATGCGTATATTCCACAAAGTAACCGTCGCTTATCCTGTCACAACTGACATGGTGTCTGAGCGCACATTCTCTTTTTCAACGCCAGATGATGCGCGCATCTTTCGCGGCATGGCGGAGAAGCAAGGATATAAAATTATCCTGCACTCATTCGATCATCTCGTATCAGTAACAGATGCGCTTGCAGAAATTGAGCAAGACATTGTTCTCACCAACGATCAACTAAACTATGAGGAATATGTTAATGGATGACGCATTACAAACGCTCACGATCTTTTTTGTTGCGTTTATTGTTGCGTCTTTCAATGCGTTAATCATCGTTTATATCGTTACAAGAGGGGATAAATAATGGAACCTTGCCACACAGCTAACCCAGAGCTCTGGACTTACTTCTGCGCTCTTACTGGTCGCATTAATTATCCTGCGGAACACTGGACAGAGCGCGACGTCATTGCCGCTATTCGTGAAAGGATACTACGCAATGTCGGCAGATGAGTTCAAAGCAATCATGACCAAACATAATATGTGCAATAACGATATTATGTTGATTGCTGATGTTTCGTTTCGCCAAGTAACGTCATGGCGCAATGGCGCTCATGGCATTCCACGCGCAGTATCAATGGTTCTTCAAGCATACGATAAAGGGAAAATAGATTTGCCGTGGATTGAAAGAGTAATAAGAAAAGAGATGCGCGATTACCTATAAAAATCGCCTTGCATGAATTAGGGGAGGTAAGTTGCCTCCCCTTTTTAACACATATGTTGTCACGCGATATGTGTATGTATCTTTGTCTTTCCGATGGCTGCTCCTAGTAGTTGAACGCTAATATTACAAAAGACTCATTTCTTTTGTAATTCTTCTAGTTCCTTACGCGTTTCTACGCTTGTTGGAACGCATTTAGTTGTGATGGATCTATCCATCTTTTTTAAATCTTCTCTCGCTTTTATACAAGAATCAAGATCATAAAATGGCACAAACGTCATGCCGTTTATGTGCGTTACAAACATTACAATTGGCGCAATTGGAATCATATTATTTTCCTAAAACGGAACTTCATCATTCAAATCGCCGTAATCCAATACGCCATCAATTGGCGCCTTCACATCTGGCATGCCTTCATCCATTGGCGTTAGAGACGGCATAAGCGGGTCTATTGGCATTTCGGCTCTTTTGATTTGCGCTCCGGGGAATGTCTTCTTTATTTCCAGAAGATCGCGATCCTGCCCAATATACCGCGCCACCTCATCCAGCGTCATCACAATCACGTTACGGCCCTCTGCAACAACCTTCGCCATTGCCTCATCATTCTTGATGACGGCCAGCACCGTTCCAGCCAATACGCCAGTGGGTATCCCCACCTCCCAGACGCTATCGTCCACGGGCGGGTCTCCTAACGCCTGCGCATAAGCGTTGAGCGCCTTATACGCCGTTACCATGCGCTGGCTCTCTCGCTTGACGTCTTCGAGCGTTCCTTCCCATCGAGCCTGCGCCAGAAGATACCGTTGCCGATCGAACTTCTCCCTCAACGCGCTATCGACCAGAAGGCGCAATCGGCCCACGCCCCAATACCTGTCCATCTTCACGCCAAGAAAGTCGGCGGCGTCTAACGCCTCCTTGCCAGCGATATACATTCCGGGAGTTGTCGCCCAAGGCATTGCCGGACGCGTTGATACCGGAACGCCACGATCAGACATAGGAAGTTTCTTTTGGGGCTTTCGCGCCATCACACTACCTCAATAATTAATCTCAATATCAAATCGCCGTTAAGGCTAAACCAACTTCGCGCCTCGCGTCAAGCGCCAAGCGCAGCGCGAGCGCCGTCAGGCGCGATGCGCGAGCAGGGGGGATTCCCCAAAGGGGGGTATTTACTTCCGTAATCCTACTTCCGTATGTAAGGCGTTGATATTGCATAATAAAACTCCGTAAGTAAAAGGCTGTTTTTTGACTACGGAAGAATATTGCTTCCGTAAAGCATATTAGTCGTTGTTTTCATTAGGTTCAGAGACGGTAGTTCCTTCCGCATCTCCGTAATTATTTTGGCTTACTTCCGTAGCTTTTTTGGGGTCAAAAATTATTTTCAATCCCTTCAATTTGGTTTTTGAATCTCGTATTCCTTCGGATACAAAACCCGAATCAATGAACGCAGAAATCACCCCGTATGAATTTGATTCGCTCAGTCTGCGCTTCGTTACGGCATGCAGCCTGCGGTAGGCATGGCGTGGATCTAGCTTCATGTTCCTCGCCATAGACCAAGGGCGATATGCATCCCAATCCTCTTTTATAGAGGCTATGATATTGTCTCTCTCTTCGATCGTTAGCCTGATCGGGCCGGCTTGGTAGAAACCTGTCTCCTGCGGGCCCCCAAAGGCTCCTGGCGCCGTGTTTGGCTCTGGGCCTACGTCAGTAGCCACCAGAGAACCCTCGCTCCATATGTCTCCTAAATCCATATGCTTTAAGGCGAATGGCTTCTCCCATTTGTCTCTGAAGGCTTTGATCTTCTCCGCTCTGATGATTCCGTTTTCGGAGCCATCCTGCCTGCTCACCAGCATGAGGAAATCAGCAGCGCCGTCTAGCACCGTTGAGCCGCGCATGGTCTCGCCTTGGCGCCCGGTGTGGTGAACGCCGATGACCGTGGTTTTGAAGACGCGCCGGATCTTGTCGCAGACCTCGACAAATTTTGTCATGTCCTTTTGGCCATTCTCATCGGCTCCCGCGATCGTCCTTGAAACCGTATCGACAAAAATGGCCACCGGCATTTCCCCGCCTAATTTGTTCTGGATTAAGCTCTTTATTGATTCCATCAGCATGTTGACGCTTTCGCGCTCTAGGAAATTGACCGTTTCATCCAAGAGGTAGAAAGGCGCTCTTCGTTTTAATTTATGGTGCTTCTTCCACGCCTCTATGCGGAACCTGACATCGCTTGTGCCTTCCGTGCTGATGTAAATCACAGGACCGTGGCGCTCTATTATTGTGTTCCAAAACCACTTCTTAACGCCATATGCGATCGACAAAGCTAGGGATGTGCAGACGAACGTCTTGCCGGAACCTGGTGCTCCAAAGAAAAAGCCAAGGCTGTTTTCGATGATGGTTGAGGAGACAAGCGTTTTTGGCGGGACGAAGTTTTCAATGTCTTCCATATCTTTAAAGATGAAGAGCTTCTTCTTTGGCGCTACAAAATCTTCCGAATCGGAAGGCTCAGAATCAATCTCATCAAAACTATCGTAGAGCTCCGGCTTATTTACCTTCTGGCTTTTAAAACCCTCTCTAGGATTTCTTGCCGCCTCCGCAATGCGCCCCGCCCAATGCTTCTGCATTGTATGGCGCCATTTGCTCCAGAGTAATTTTGGCCCTCTGTTTTCTCTGTCTAGCAGCTGTTCTTTTGTTAAGCCCGGCGGTGGGTTCTGGTCTT